TTATTTCCCGGCTTCTGCCGTCGCATGTGTCGGTGGTAACGCCCTTACAAATAGCGGCGTTACTGCGTCAATAAGTTTTTGCACGTCAGCTGTAATACTGATACCTTGCAAAGCCAATGCATTCTTGATCCAAGTTTCAGCTTCGGTCGCACGTGTATCGTTTGCATTTGCATCAGCGGCAAGGGCTGCCTTATATGTAGCCTCTGCGCGCTCAACTCCCTCCTGCGCGTACTTAAGGACCATATCAATAACATTATCGGCATAGCCCGGCAGGAATGGCTTGATTGCCGAGGCAACCGCTGTTGCCATTGTAATACCCGCCTCGACTTTTGTAAGCCCATCGGCGGTAATGCCACGCTTAGAGAGGTATTGTACCAAATACAAAGCCCCGGCAAATACCACCAAACATACAATTACTGTAATTAACACTACAAGTTCTGTGTTCATAATAATGCCCCTTTCTATTATTTCAATACAAGAGCCAGAATTGCCGAAGCAATCCCGGCTCCGACCGCCCCTATAATAGCTGCAATTAACTTATCCCATAACTTACCCGGGCGAGTTGTAATACCTTTAATGTCGTTTTTGATGTCCTTAACGTCCTTTTCAAGTCCGTCCACTTTTTCGTCCATCCGAGCCATAGCGTTTGTTAAGTCTTTTATATCTTTTACTTCATTTGTCAGCTCATCAATTCTATGATGAGCTGATTTTGCGCTTTCAAGGGCCTGCGTTGCTGTTTGAGCTACATCCATCATATCCACGGTTTCACCAGCTTCCATCAAAATTTGAACCCGCCTTTATAATTCACATAGCCGAACTTCGTCTCATTGCCCTTTTTGGTATTATAGAGCAACGCATATCTGTTTCCAGCGGGATAGAGCGGTGTTGCTTTTTCGCGCGGGAATATAGTCCCTATCCTATCGTTACCTGACGGGCTGCCGTAAACCGGTTCATTTGTGCTGCCATTTTGCCATTTAAAGTACCATCGATTATGTAACAAATTTTGCAAATTGCGAATCCATCCATGCACCCAGCATGATTTTGTCGGATATAGGACTTCCGCAAGCTGCTTATCATAATTGACGCTGAGGATTATTATTCGGTCACCCTTATATACCTGTCTTCCTTTTACTACTTTCCCATCAGCAGTGCGTACGTCAAAATTAGCACCGGCAATTGAATTCCACTCGCAGGGCAAAGATGAGGCTGGCACCTCATAAACATCATTACTGGAATGCGAAGTCAAAACTTTTTTGATTGTCGAAATCAGCGTCGGTTTAGCTGGAGCATTAATCAATATGTCAGTTGTAAACTCGTCAAGGTCATAAGGTTTGGACGTATATTGGAATCCTACCCAGCTATCCCATATACCATTATCGCCCGGAGTATTAACGCCGTAATGTGCTACCCACAGCGGCAGACGCTTAATCTCCGGGGTGAAATGCTGCTTTATAAAGTTTGTATTTGAATAAACACAGCAAGAAATACCAGTTTTAGCCTTAAATTTATCGGCAAACTGTAAAACCTGTTCGGTTACCTGCTGCGGGGTCCCTCCATGATAACCACCGCCTTCCACGTCAATAGCAAACAGGCAATCAAGCTGTTTCCCCTGCAGAGCTGCGGCAGCATTGTCAACTTGCGGCTGTACCGTATAATCTGCACCGACATGAAGGAAATGATATGCCCCTATTTTCTTGCCGGCGGCTCTGCATTTGGCATAGAGGTCATTAAATGCCGGGTCTTTTGTGTGCTGTCCTTCTGTTGCTTTCAGATAGACTACCGTTCCGGGTGTGGATTTCACATCAATACCAGCCTGATAATGTGATAAATCACAGCCCTGCAAGTTATTTGCATTTCTACTTTGCATGTCTATTCCTCCTCATGCTTACATTTAATGTATTTTGCGCCGCCATGTGCTTTAAGATATGCGTCAATTTTTTCTTTCAAACTTGGAAACTTCTGTATCACAGCGCTATAATCCAAAGCGCCATCGATTATTCTTTGGGCTAAGTAATCAGCCATTTGTTTCACCACCCATCAAAAGAGAATCAAGAGCCTTTTGCATGAGGTCAATCCGTTGACTGTTCGAAAGCGGGACGGCAGGCAGCGAGTTGATTTCTTCCGGCGTTAAGCCTTCAACCCATGCTCTCGCTGAGCTGTCGAATTTATATCGATGCAATCCGGCCGGCAGCGGAACAGATACCATTGTGTCGCTGTCAGGGGTATCGTCCGGTAAAAGGGTTGTGCCCTTGTAAAATCCGTTTTCATCTAGTAAATAAAATTCTTTCATAGTCGATCCACCTCTTATTAAGCAAATCTATAAAAGCCGGATATAGCTATGAAGTTAGTTCCAATTTTTAAATCTCCCGATAGTATAGCAACCTTGTCCATCGTGCTCATTAGACCCGCGCGTGCTGGTTGAAAAATGCCATTTACATAAACATATCCCGACATAGCGACGTAATTTATTTGGGAATTTAATGGCAATGAAACGTAAATACCTACAGGAACTGCTGTACCAGTTAATGTTACATTCGCGGCTATGTCTATCTGCACCTGAGGGCCATGAATCCAAAAATTAGCTCTACCATCAACGCTCCCGATTGCCCCCACATTGCCAACCGTAGAATATATAGGACCCCAGTCATACACTGTCGGCCATCCTACTGGAGCATCTATACGACTATAATATACTGTCATTGGCGCATCATAAATCTTATCGCCGTAGTTATAATTTTGAACTACTACAGTAGTTATATTGTTGGATACTACTAAGGCAACGATAAAAAAGTATGATGTCTTATATGTTGTATCATTTAGTGGCTGTATAATTTTTATTTTATCTCCAATTCGTAGATACTTATTTGTTTTAAGGTCTTTGCCTATGGTAAATGAATTATTTGTATCAAAATGGCAGTCAGGAATTGGTACCCAACCTGTTTGTAAGATAGTATCAAGTTCTGAATCAGGTAGAGCGCTATTTGCTACAACTGCATGACTAGCCTCGTCTGCGTGAGTTGCATTATCTGCTGTAGTTGCTATATCGGCCTTAGCTGCATACCCTACCTTTGTGTTACCGCTCACAATATTATCAATTTGATTTTGCAGATGACCGGCTGCATCGGTCGATAATTGGTCTTTTATTGCATCAAACCATGCTGTAAATTCGGAATCTTTACCCGCTTTATATTGCGCAGCCCAATCATCAAGCTGTGACATAAGTGTACTTGTATCGATCTGGTCTATAACCGCATGGACTATACCACACACCTCGTTATCAAGGCGGCAATCTGTAATCAGTGACTGCGTTATTTTAGTCGTACCAGCTGGTATACTTATCTCGGCAAGTTTCAAGTCATACTGTTCTTCTGTTCGCACAATATTTGGAGCCATAGCGGTACTCGCAGGTTTACCTTTGATTATTTGTGCTGTAATCGAGCGCGCATTGACATCCCAGCGCAGAACAACCACATCAATGCGGTTTAATACGCCGTCGGCATTGTCAATGGTAAGAGTTAACTCGCTGTCGTTATGATAATAATAACCATTTATCCATGCTCGGCCGGCCGGGATTTTGACTGTCATACCATCTCCGGCAGTAACGGCAAGCTCTCCATTATAGACGCCGTTACTAATAAACGATGATACCCAGTCCGCCAAAAAGTCGGTTGTGTACTGTCGGTCACCATTTACATCAGGGAAAAATCCAGATTGTTCTGCCATTAATTACCATCTCCTAAATTCAATGTTTCTGGTAAAGGACTGCCGCATATCGGCGTTATAGTTATAACACCGTTTTCATCAACTTCTTCGACCTCGGTAATTCTTTGGTCGAGGCGAATTCCCCAGCATTCAAAACTTACGATGTCACCCAAGTCCCAGTCCGTAATGTATTCAAAATTTGCAGTATCTACGGCATTAGCCGAAAAGCTTTCAGCCCTCGCTGCTTCGGCTAATTTCTCAAGCCCTCGCTGCCGAAGTTGCGCTCGGTAATCCGCGTCGGATAAATCGCCCTTTTGCAAGTCTTTAGCGTCAACCCACAGTTCTCTGCGTTCCTCGCCATTTGTCTGGTCGATAGTTATTATTGTTCGTGCGCTTCCCTCGCCCTCGCCGCCAACGTAGGCAAAATTTGCGTATCCTGTGCTGTCACGGGTATATGTCGCACCAGTGATATTGCTATATTCGCTGGAAAATAGCACATAAGGGCGTTCGGCCTGCGTTACGCTGCGGTTTATGCCTTCGTACACCTCAAATACCCACTGTTGATTTGGCACGTCTAAACGCATTCTAAAACCAAGGGGCGCGGATTTGCCGAGCGCCTCACAAACAGCCAGCACTGTCTTATACGTTGCCTGAAAGCTGCAAGTCGGCGTAAATCCTCTGCGAGTACCCAACACCAAATGCGGCAAAGGCCGAGCAGTAATAGCGTTATCCGATACAACTTTACGCATAGCATCCTCGACCGTACCTGTAAAGCTAATGGTTGGCATTATAATTCGCCTATCCAGCATGCTGGCCCCCATGCGGCCAGTCACTGTGATTTCATCCCCGCCTGTGTCTGTCGTTTCGATTGATATACCCTCAATTATTCCAGCTTCCTGCCGGTCAAGACGATGAATAATATTACCATCCTGCAAAAGTGCAATGTTTTCGTCGGTTGCCGGACAATGCAACTCGAATTCTCCCGGTTCAAAAAATCTACGTCGCCAACGGAGGGAGGAATAGCCATCAATAACTCCCTGCAACTCAATATCGGGGTTATATATGTATAAATCCATTCTCATGCCCCCCAATATGCCTGCGTGCTCAGTATCGACACAGAGAGGTTGTCAATACCCTCATCTGCGTTATATCTAAACAAATTATCCCCCTGATAAGCCTTGAGCCATTTAGGGGGATAATTCATGAGATTATTGATATTTGTCGTTACGCCGCCGCGGGTGAGCGTTACTCGCTTATTGCCATCTCCAGTAGTTACCACAATAAGATCGCCTGCAGACATTGTCGTATTGATTTTCATAAGCTCCTGACGGTTGACATCATATAGCGAGGGATTTTTAACTGTGCCGGAAGCCATAAACTTAATTGTCAAGCCCATCGGCACAGTAGATGGATTATAGACATTGCCTATCAAGGTATTTATTTTCGTTGTAACTACAAACGGATTATGCAAACTTAAAGGCCATGTAATTTTACCTTGCCATGTTGCAAGCCGCGTTAACTGTTCTTCTAGCGCGTAAAATTTCGGGTCAGGGCAGATGAGGGAAATCGTCAGCGTTCTTACTGTGTCATTGTCATCGCCGCCAGGTGTAACCTTTTCGACATAATATTTAATTTTCCGAGATTCGTCACCTTCGTAATAATATAGCGTACCCTCTGAGCGCGGCTGAAAAAACGAGTACAACCGGTTACGCTGTACGCGGTAATCGGATTTTGCAACGTCCAGAGCAATCACAATATTACGCTTTTTTGCGTCGCTGCCAGTGTAATTTTCGCCGTCTTGTCCGCTATTTTTGCTTGTGTAGACATTATATTCTGTGCCGAGTCCGTCAACAGACGCTATCCAAAGTGGCGGGAACCAGCCCATTGCCAACTGCTGGCCATTTGAATTTTCACAAACAATTTTCACGTTATCGCCTCCTGCTTTGCAGGGTTGCTTGCCGCAATAAATTCCTTGTCTGACGCGCTGTTTCGGCGGGTGACAAAGCCTTCGGCGAATTATTGTATTGATAAAATACATAAGTCGCTGCTGACGCTGGCACTGTCGCAGGGGCAGAATATCCACCGACATAAGCAGGAGTTATAGCAGGTGATATAGCCATGTCTGCAGCAAGACTGCGTATAGCGTTTACAACCTTATATTTGTTGGATTCAATACCTCGCGCTAATCCTGACATAAAATCAGGCATCCAACTTTCGTAATCGGTAAGTGGGCCTTCGTCTGGTACCGAAAAATGCAAGATTGACCGAATTTTATTGGCAACACCGTTAATAGCCTTACCAACATTGCCTATCATACTTTTTATACCGTTAATTAGCCCGTTTATCATATCCTTGCCCCAATTTTGCATCTTGCCTGGCAACGACTTAATAAAATTAATTGCATCGGTAAAGCCATTTTTTATGGTGTTGCCGATGTTTTTTGCGGATGATTTAAGTTTAGCCGGGATATTACGTAAAGAGTTGATTGCATCGTTAATGGTTTTTTTAATGTTACTAATAAGCGACTTAGCATTAGAGCTTATTGTGTGTCCGATGTTTAATAAGTTGTTTTTTATTTCTTTCACCTTTCCGAGGACAATTTGTTTGATGCCCTCACCGATTGATGCAAATCCATTTTTTATATTAGTTAAAATGTGTGCAAGATCGGATTGCAGCTTATTAAAGTCACCTGTAATTAAGTCGCAAATTAATAAGATAGGACCAAGAAAAATATTCTTAAGGATCGTCACGAACCCACCAAATATTTTTTTAAAGCCCTCTAAAATATAAGATGTTCGCTCTTTAAATTCTGCGAATTTATCCTGTATTTTATTGACAATTGACATAACGGTGTTGTGGATATTATTCCAAGCGCTAGTAGCTTTGGACTTAATATTATCCCATGTGTTATTTATATTAGTTTTAATTTTAGAAAAAACAGATTTAAGATCATCAACCATAGCCTGCCATTTGCTCTTGACCTCTCCTCTTTGCCAATCGACTTTATTGATCAAGTCGCCAGCTTGTTTTTGGGCTTCGGCAACAACCTTTTTGTGCTGTTCTTGAGCAGCAGAGATGGATTCATCACGCTGCTTTTGAGCAGCTTTTATAAGGGTATCTGCTTCTTGGGCTGAAATGGAATGTGTTTCGTCGCGCTCACGGATAATTGCAGCAACCGTCTCATTATATCGAGTTTGAGCTTCTTTGATAACTTTGTCGGTAGTATTTTTAGAGTTTTTAACAATATCCGCGGCTTCCTGCGCACTTATGGCCTTGCTATTGATGCGCATATTCTCCAAAATAGCCTGCTCCTCCAATTGAGATTTGGATAGCGCCTTGATTCCGTTGGTATACATCTGCTGTTTAAGGTTGTTAATTGTATCGACTTCTGACTTAGTCAAGCTGCGGTGCTGATCACTTGCGGTTTTAAGGATAGTATCTATCTTTGTTTGAGCGTCTTGTTCTTTTTTTATCCTTTTGTCGTACCCATCCTGGATTTTTTTGACCATGCTATCCATTTGGTCTTTGGTAAGTGCCTTAGTAGATGTTGCTAGCTCTTGAATCGCCTTGATACTGCTCTCTTTTTGTTTATTAAATCCGGCAATGGTTTGTTTGGCCATCTCGTCGATATTTTTGGTAATATCGTTGGCCATTTTTTTAGTGACTGTTGCACCGCTCCATGCAAGTTGATTCAAGTCTTCTGTTGCTTTTTTATTCAGGTTATTAAATGAGGTAACGGCCTTTTGAGTACTCGCGCTTACATTATTCCCAAATTTCTGTATTTCAATCGATGATGTCGTCTGAAGATATTTTACAAGTTTTCTGATACCTGCAACGAGCAATGCAATTGCCGCAATAGCCGCCATTATACCTATTATTATTGCACCGATAGGATTTGCACTCATAGCGGCGTTAAGTCCCCATTGCGCGGCTGTCGCTGTTCCAGTAGCCGTAGCTTCGGCGCCAGCTGCAATTGCTGCCTTTGCCATTGCCCCGGTCAATAAACCAATTGTTTTAGTAATAGCACCTATCCCTGTTGCCATTTTGCCGATAGTTATAAGCAGAGGGCCAATACTTGCCGCAATCACGGCTAATTTAATGATTACGTTCTGCTGAGCGGGTGACAACTGCGCAAACTTATTCGCAAGGTTAGCAACAGCGTTTGCAGCACGAGTAATATATGGTGCTAACTTTTCTTGCAACGTAATGGCGGCAGTTTCAAGCGCACCTTTCATTTGTTCAACAGCACCTTTTGTGTTGTCTTGCATTGTAGATGCCATTTCCTTTGCGGCACCGTCGGAATTCATCAAAGATGCTGTCAATTTATCAAGATTACCCTTGCCGTCCTTTAAAAGCACCTGCATACCAGATAGAGAATTAGTACCCATGATTGTAGCAATTACATTATCCCTTTGCTCGTCTGTCAGCTTGCTTGTCTTCTCGGACAGCTCACCGATGATTTGTGAGAGCGATTTCATTTTGCCATTGGCGTCATAGGCTGAAAAGCCAATCTGTTGCATAGCCTTTGCCTGTTGCTTTGACGGGTTCATAAGGTTGGTTAAAGCGCCACGGAGCGTAGTGCCTGCCTGCTCGCCTTTAATACCTGCGTCGGCCATTTCACCGATAGCTGCCGTGACTTCTTCAAGCGACCACCCTGCGTTCTTTGCGACCGGCGCTATGTACTTCATAGCCATGCCGGTATCGGCAACGGCAGCGTTAGTAGCGGCCGCGTTTTTCGCTAATACGTCAGCGACGTGTCCTGCTTCACTTGCAGCAAGTCCAAATCCGCGCAAGGTGGAGGCGGCGATATCGGCGCTGTTCGCTAAATCTTCACCCGACGACGCGGCCAAGTCCAACATACCGGGCATAGCTTCCATAATTTCTTTGGTTGTAAAACCTGCGGAAGCGAGGTTTTCCATGCCTTGCGCGGCTTCGGTCGCCGAGAATGCCGTATCAGCGCCTAACTGCTTTGCCTGTTCGGTCAATGCTTCAAATTCCTTACCTGTAGCACCGGAAATAGCCTTTACACGGGACATTTGCGCTTCAAAATCGTCGCCAAGTTTAACTGCCGCGGCCGCAATACCTACAATAGGCGTAGTAATTCCGGTCGTCAGGGTTTTACCTATGTCGGAGATCCCTTTGCCGAGAGCTGATGCCCGTTCGCTAAAGGTATTCATCTTTTGACTAAGCTGCTCCCAGCTTGATTGCTGCAACTTTAGCTTAGCGTTATATTTTTCTAGTTCTTGCTCAGTTGACTCGATTTGCTTTTCCATCGAATACATCTGATTTGCTAAGCTTTGAGCAGATTTGCTATCTGCACCTTGTTGTGACACAGCCTCTTTGTATGCAGTGTTTAACCTTTCAAGAGCCTGCTTTTGTAGCTTGAGCTTTTCTTCCAACGATGTTGTTCGAGCGCTTAGTCCCTCTGTAGATTTGCTCCAGTTGCCCATAACGGCAGCCGATGCTCTAAAACTAGTTTCTATTGCTTTTATTTGGCTTTTAAGTTCTGATACACCTTTACGAAAAGCAGTAGTATCAAGGCCAACCGCAGCGTTCAAGTTGTCTGCCACGCAACCACCTCCACTTCATTGCACGGGATTAAAAAATATCTCCAAATTCATCGGCTGTTTTCACAACATAGGGCTTGCCGCCGCGCATGACAATTTTATGCCCGCCTTGTGCTTCTTCAGGCTCAATTTGACCGGTTAATCGTAAATATTCATTCCATAGATCCAAAATTACGCGCGGAGTTGACTTCCAGAAGCGCTCTTCTGGCCAATGGAATATACAAACGGCAATCGTATAATAAGAAGCCCACGGGAAGCTTAGGCTTCCTGTGGGTTCTTTACGTTTTTTTCATCGTTATTTCCTTCGTGTGCGGATGCCCGCATTGCTGCGCCGAGTGCGTTCATAACCTCGTTTACATTGTCCATGGTAATAAGTTTTGCGGCTTCGCGTTCTGTCAGCTCGTCATTATCATGCTGTAGCGCGACCCATAACAAAAAACGAATATCCTTCAAGTATTTTTTTGGTTTAATTTTGCCATCTGGTCCTTTTTCCACTTTGCCGATGTTTGACAAGACTTTTATGCCATTTTGAATATCGCCATAACGATCTTCTATCTCACATAGGGCGTTCATGTCGATCGTCAAGTGATAGGTTTTTCCATCGCCCAAAGTAATAGTACTTCCGGCAGTGTTTTTAAGGTCATTTCCTGTTATATGAGCATTCATAATGATTCCTCCAAAATAATATTTTCCGTTCTCTGGGTTCACGCGCCCAGATTACGCATATATAGAGCCGGTAAAAAACCGGCTCTGTTTTTACGCTATTGTAAAGTTAATTGCAGTAGTGGCAAGGCTCTGCCCGTAAACGTCTTTGACGCCAGCGACAATAATCGTGTATGTAATGCCGCTCGTAAACGTATTTTTCGGAGTAAGCGTCATAACTTTGCCCGCTGCATCGAATGATGCTGTAAAGTCCACAAGTGTACCGTCAGCTGCAATGATTGTAATTGCGTTTTCGGCAATTGCATTACTAAATGTAAGCACTGGCTTTATAGTCGCTTCTACATCTGTTGCACCGTCATCCGGATTCGACATCATTGTCAATGCTGCAGGTTTGCCGAGTGTATCCGGCGTCTGCACCTGACTAAACCATTCATCAGCACCCTTAAATGCCGGGTCAGTTGTATCAGCCTGTACGCCTTTTATACCTTTCTTTGTACCATCAGGCATTGTAAACTCATGGATTGTCACAAGACCGGTGTAGGTCAATTCAACTGTATTGGCCGTGATTTTATCTTCTTTGGTTTTTGCAGTCTCGGCACCAAGCGAAAATTTACCCTTTAGGAACTGATAATAGCGATATCCTCCATCACCTAATTCTGCACGCGCAGAAAGCGCATAATCCGGCGCGTTGGACACGTCGCCGGTATCAATCATAATACCCCGCGCGGCGTCATAGGGCTTACCTGTCAGTTCTGCGGCAAGTCGGGACGGCACGCCGGATACTGTCAGCGTAATGTCCGTTGATGCTTCTGATGAGCTTGAGAACATTGCTTTGCCGTCATAATAGCGCGGAGTGGTTTCAACCTTAGCCTCTTTTTTCATTTCTGCCGCTGGGGCAAGATATTTATTAGGCCCTGTCTGATAGGTCTCAGCAGTATCGCTCAAAACTTTTGCATAATGGAGATTATCCAAATTCACGAGTTCTCCATATTCTGATGCCATAGTCACTATCTCCTTTCGTAGTAATAAAAATCCCGTCGCCAGCCATAATGACCGGTATCGGGTTGATATGGAATATGTCCTGTTGGCCCGCGGGTGAAACCAGCGGCTACAAATTCCCGCTCAATTTCATCCGGGATAGTCAGCATATCTGGCTTATTCCTAGTGTAAAAACTTACTTGAATGCGAACCTCATGGCTTGTTTCTGTGCCATCGGCATAAGTTTTGCCTTCATCGTCAACCGGGAAATAAATAATGAAACGGTCCGGAAGCTGTGGAGCAATATCTTGGCTTGGGTCGCATTCAAAGCGTTCAAAATCATAGGGGATACCGCTCGATTCCTGATATGTAGAGAGTATTGATTCAGCAACATCAATCCATTTACGACTCAATTAATCGGCACCCCTTTCTTTTTCAGTACGGCGCGTTCTATGCGCAGAATTTCCTTTCGGTTATCATCTATCGCAGGTCGGACAAACGGGTCAGGGAAACATGGGGAATGACCGTCGCCATATTCCTGAAAGACGCCCTCAAAGGCTTCCGGGTGTTTTTCAAGGTCAATGCCGACTGTGCCATAAATGTAATTGCCTTCTTGCTTTGCCTGTGTCACTTCAATTGCATTTACGACGTCGCCCGTTCTCCTGTGCCTCTCGGCGCCGGCTTTCATGGATTTTTCGACGATTGGCAAAGCTGCGTTTATAGCTTCCTTGCAGGCATCGTCAATACTGTTTCCGGCAGCTTGAATTTTTTCAAGGTATTTATCCAGATTCGGCATTGAAATTGTCGCTGACAAGGCAGTTTTCCCGTATTTATGCCCCATTTACGCTCGCCTGCACTTTCAATTCAATTTGTCGGTGTTCCCGACGAATATCATCAAGACTTGTAATCTTGTAAATTATTCCCACATCGTCTAAAATACGGCACATTCGAGTGATTCTGGAGTCATACCATACGCTGACTGTTGCCGGAGCCATAGCTTGCACGCTGCTTGCCGTCCATGCTTCCGCGCCGTGAACATTTTCCCATTTAGCCCATATCCATTTGGGTGGGTCAGATTCGGACGTATTTCCGATATCTACCCAAGATGTTTTTTTGTTCACGCCGCTGCCAGTGACAACCGGAGCCTGTATGCGGATTCGCGCGGTCATTTCGCCGGGGTCTTTAATCATACAGGTATCACCCGACCATTGCTCAACAAAGCATAAAACGCTGGCGGGACGGCCGTGTCGCCGCCCCTGTGCATCCATGCCCACGTTGCGTACAATAGAATTGCCTGTTTAACCGTTTCCGGCACCGCATTAACCGAATCATATCCGGCAGTATAAGTTATTTGCAGCCGGCAAAAATCCGGCGCATTTTCTCCGGTTTTCAAGGCCATTTCCGCAGGCCCGCCGTCATTATGTACCTCAAACTTTGACGTCATATCCTGCTGCGTGCCGTCTGGCAAAATTGCCATAATGTTTTTCAATTCTCGAAACGGCGGGCGAGGGAGGGTTATGATTTTATCGTGTTGGTATTGCTCCAACTCAATGGTAAGCTGTAGAGTTTGCTCGCAATACGCCACATTTTGGTACGCTTCAGCTTCCTCACGACCTGCTTTTAACAGAGTGTTTATAAGCGGTTCTTGCTCTGCACTGATTGGCAAGCCCTGCATCCATGCCTTAAAATCATCCAGACTTACTGGTTCGCTTGCCGGAGGCGTGATTACCTTTAGCATTGGATTTTACCTCCTCTGCGTGTCCGGCCTTTATTAAATCCTTTGCAGTGACATCGTCTATATCGACGATGTCACCTGCTATAAATGAAAAATTCAGACCGGCGCAGCAACGTAAAACTTTAACTTTCATTTATTACGCCGCCTTCATCTGGAGAACCTGAATTGCCTCAGGTATAATCAGCTTGCCATCGGTACGCTCATTGCCCTTGAAGCCGACCTGGCCATTTTCAGCATAAAGCTGGTCGAGAACCTGCATCTGCATACCGATAGTGTCTTTAATGGTGTATTGGCTAAAATCGCCGAATGCGATAGCTTTTGCTCCCGCAGCAATATCAGGCATATAGTCAGATACTACAACCGGACGACCAAGCAACGTATTCGGCTGACCGGCGGTAAGTCCAGGCTGCCATAGGTAATCGCCTGTTGTTGCATTTTTCAGCTTGCGAATAGCCTTTTCTGCGCCATTGCTCATCAAGAATGTGGCATTCCGGCGATAGCCAGATTTAAGGCTGTAGAACAGGTCAAGCAGTTCATCAGCAGTAATCGCTGTCGATGCCGCTGTGGTAACGCCTACCTGCGCGATTGTCAAAACGCCTGTCGGCTTGCCATCACCGTCGCCATTGATAAAGGCGTCTTCCTCGGCCTCTGCGAATGAGCGGGCAAAGCTTGTAGATACCAAGCCAGTAATATCGAATTCTGAGTCGTGAAGCAACTCCTCGGAAACCTGAATTATTTTGCCGAGCTTATGGCTGCCGATGGTTACTGTGTCAAAGGTGTCATCAGCCTTCGGGTATGCCCCGTTTTCGCCAATCCACTGGGCAGCGCCGTAAGATGCGGCAAGAACGATTTTACGGTCAGCTGTCATAGTAAGTACATTTGCAAGGCTGCGCATTACAACCTGCTTTGCAAGCAGCTGGCGTACCGAGTTTTCCATCTCTTCCGGCATAACAAGCATGCTAGCACTGTCAGAGCTTTTTGACATGACATTTGTGAGGAGCTTTCGTTCATCGCTCGTCAGCGAATTCATGCCGCCGCGTATAGCATTCAGAAATGCTGCCTTATACTCCGGTGTCGCTGTGATTTTTGGTTCCTTTTTACTATCCTGCGGTGCCGCTTTGGACTTTGCACCTTCAGATACTTCTTTCAGCGCTGCCTCGCGTGCCTGCTGTTTTTCCTCGGCTTTAATTTCCGCGTCGAGTTTGTCGATGTCGGCATCAATCTTGTCGTAGGCTTCGAGGTCTCCCGCGTCCAGCTTCTCGCGGGCCTCTTTAACAAGTGCAGCTAACTTCTGTTTCTTTTCGATAAGTGTCATGTAAATTCTCCTTTCAAACATTTATTGATTTTTCAACAAGCTTTAATTTTGCACGGGCAATTTCGATTGCTCGCGCATTATTTTTTTCTTTGGTTTTCGGATTTTCTCCGCTGTTAGCCTTTTTCTCTGCCAACATTGCGCGTGTTTTTTCAATTACCGCACGCGGCAAAGGCAGATTATAAGCTGCAGCGATTTGCGGCGTTGCAGCGTCCGAAATCTTGTCGACAAGGCCTAATTCAACGGCCTTAGCCGCTGTAATCCATGTTTCAGCGTCCATCATCTTTAGGACATCCTTTTCATTCATTCCGGACTTTGCAACATATGCTGCCGCTATTGCTTTATCGGCCTGTTGTAGCATTTCGGACGAGTCGTCCATTGCATGGTAATTACCCTCGGCCACACCCGAAACCCGATGCACCATCAACATCGCTGTTGGCGACATCTCATTAGGCCCGGCCATCGCAATTACTGATGCCGCAGATGCAGCCAAACCGGTTATGCGGATATTAACCCCGCCAGCATATCCGCGAAGGGCAGCGTATATCTCGGAACCCGCAAAAACATTTCCGCCGTAACAGGTGGATATTTCAACGTCAAGTGGTTTTCCGTTGGCTTCTGCAATAGCGTTCCGAATATCATTTGGGGTAGTTACCGTATAACCGAAAAAATCGTAAACCGGCTTATCGTCGTCTGACACGATATAACCTTTTATTTCAATCGCCATCTTCATCACCTCCGCTCTTTGCAGACTTCGTCGATTCCGCTGATGCTTTCATTAGTTGTTCAAGGCTGCGCAGATTACCGTTGGCAAGATAAGCGTCGCCGCCAAGCTCTGCCGGGATACGGTCCATATCTTCAAGCTCGCGGATGTCATTTGCCGACATCCATCCATTCTGGCGGGCAACAGCATAGCCTTCCATGCGCGACTTATAATCGCCACGTAACAAGCCCTCGACAGAAAACTTAGGGAATAGCGTCTGACGCTCCATTGGAGTTAATAACTGTGCTGTTATGGCCCGCTCAATGCGGACAAGATATGGGCGCAAAGTGTAAATCACATAATTAAGGCTCATTTGCTCGATATTTGAGAAGGTTGCATGGTCAAGATCGCCAATCATGTGCAAAGGCACATTATAGAAGCGTGCAATTTCCTCAACCTGGAATTTCCTAGTCTCGAGCATTTGCGATTCTTCCGGAGTGTTAGAAACCTTTTGGAATTTCGCACCTTGCTCCAAAAACAGCAGCCGGGCGGACTTTGATAAGCCTTCATATTCTCTGCGGATATCTTTTTTGTATTGTTCAAGGTTGGTATCGCTTAAAACGTCGGGATATTCAATGATGCCACCGACATTTGCACCGTTCTTGAAATAATTTGCGGCAAATTCCTCAGCGGCCTGACCTAAACCTATAGCGTTTTGCGCCAATTCTAACGGCCGGAATGCGTTGAGTGCGTCCATTGAGAACCAATCAACTCTGAAAATTTGGTCTTTTCGCAGGATAAACTGTTCTTTTCCAGATGGTGTGACGACGTATTCCAGCTCATTTGTTTCGGAATTTCGCTGTACCCGTACATATGGCGTTGTGATGTTCCACATCTCAACAACTTGGCCGGCGTTATTACGGACAATTTCGGCATAGCCGCGGCCGTAAATCAACATATTTGCAACAAATGCCTGCCAAAACTGAAAGCTGTCCGTTTCCGGATTAGGTACATCATGCAAAACGCCGTAAAGCGGTTCATCAGACGCTTTAACCTTGCCTGTTTCCGTTTTGCGATATAAAAATAACGGCAGAGACGCGATGCTTTCCGAAAGTAATCGGACGCATGCGAACACAGCCGTTGTTTGCAAGGCGTTTTTAGCATTGATATGTATGCCGACTTTTGACAAGATTGCCCCAAGAGCGGAACGTAACTCCGGAGAAGGCCTTGCCAGCGTTGATAAGTTTTTAAAAATTGTCTTAATCTTATTCAAGAATTTCAAATTGCAATCACTCCATGCTCAGAATAGGCGTTCCGCCGCGCTATATGCGGCAGCAGACGCGCCATCGCGTCTACCATAGCGACAAATATATCTATTCGTTCGGTTTTACTGTCCTTAATGGGCATGTAATTCTCATTGCCGTCAGTCTTGATATTAACGTTGCCAAAGCACCATCGTGCCGCGGGGTTGGACTCATGAGTAATAAGAGGCGGCTTGCCCTCTTTTATTAGCGTTTCGGACGTCTTGAACATTACTTCTAGCTCCTTCATGGCCGGCGACATTCCGAGAAAGGATTGCGGCACTTCAACCATTTTTAATCCCGCTGCCGTCAGCATCAATGTAGTTTCGGTCGCGTTATATCTATCAAACCCAATCTCGCGAATACGGTAATTCTTTGCGTATTCCAAAATGCGGGCACGGACGGCAGAATAATCAGTAACGTTGCCTTCTGTTACCTGTAGAAATCCGTTTTTCGCCCATTCGTCATAAGGCACATGGTCTCGCCGGACACGCTCTTTCAGATTTTCTTCAGGAATCCAAGCGTCAAAAATCACTCGATAATCTTTAAAGCCTTTCTGCGGCGGAAATATTAACGCGAAACCGTTCATGTCCCATGTTGTCGCAAGGTCAAGGCCGCCGTAACAGTAGCAACCGAGCAATTCTTCTCGCGTCCAGCTGCCCGTTGTTGCGTCCCAAGCAGTCAGCGGCAACCATCCGCGCTTTTTATTTTTATTCCATTGGTTTAGGCGCAACCACCGGAATAATCGCTCCGCGGCTGGGTCATTTCGTGCTTTTATAGCTTCCTGACGCACTTTATCAATATCAATGGATACGCCAAGTGATGGGTTACAAGCGAACCAAGTTTTTTCATCAAAAATATCTGCGTCGTCCGGAGCGCCATAGATTTTTACATACCAATACGGGTCATCGATTTCACCATCGCGCACCCGCCTTGCGTATTCATGCACTTCCCAGCCGATGGATGTACGGTCAGGGTCGTCGCCGGCTGTAGTAATTACCCAGTACAGTGTTTCTTTTCGAGCCGCTCCCGCGCCGAACGTCATAACGTCCCACAGGTCACGGTTGGGCTGGGCGTGAAGTTCATCGAAGATAACGACGGTTGGGTTGAGTCCGTGTTTTGTATATGCCTCAGCAGACAGAACTTTCAAAAACGTGCCTGTCTCCCGATTGCGTATCATTTTTTTACTATCAGTGATTTGTAATATCTCTTGTAATGTCTCGTCTTGGTCTATCATCTGCAGCATGGCATTATACACAAGTGATGCCTGTTCTCGGTCGGCCGCGCAACAGTATATCTGTCCGCCCGGTCCGTCGCAAACCAGATGATATAAACCTAGTCCGCCAATCAGCGTTGTGTTGTGCGTTGGAATGAAACTCTTTCCAGCAAGATATAGTTTTGATTGGTTATCAACCTGAATGCACTTGACCGGGACAGACGGTACTTCTTTTACCGAAACAATTTTACGGAAGGCCGTTCGAGTTATGGATTTCGGCTTTTGCTTTTGTCTTAAAAGTTTCCTCTTGAGCTTAAAAACGGGCGTATCGTTGTAGGCCCAAAACTGCAATTCATAAGTTTTTCCGCAATTCTTTCCGTTACAAACGGCTTCTTTTTCTCGATAGGTCGCCTTGAAGCCAAGACTATTTATAAGCTCAAGCACTCCGTCGAACAATGTTTTATTGCTTGACGTGTAAGAACATTGCCCCGCTTTGCTTATCGTCCCATCGGTATCCATCAACCCGCGAAGTAATTCAAAGCGCTGTTCAATGGAAGCCGTCAAATATTCGTTCGGGATATGCTTATTTCCAAAGACTCCAATCCTACGAAGCTCTTTTTGGAAGCAATCTTTAGTTCTATCCTTCACGGAGTCCGAAATTGCAAAGCCTCCGGTGCGGCCTTTGCAAAAGCATTCATGCACAGGATATCCACAAGAAGCAACATAAGACATAATTTCCATATCGTTTTTATCACACGTTACCCTTGCCCCAAAAGACTCCCCGTCCCCGAGCCAAACGCCAAGCACGTATGGATTCACCGGTAGTTCCTTTTGCGGATATTCTACAGGCTTGCATAGTTTTATTTTGTGGTTAAACCCTTTTTGGTAGCACAACGAGTCTTTAATTTCTTCCGTCGTTTTTACAGACGTTTTTAGCCACGGAATGTATGTAGTCGTTTCCCAAAGATGATCTTTGTCCGCGATAATTTTTGATCCATCTGAAAAAGTGACTTCATAACATCTGTGCCCATACATAATATTCGTGGCAAAAACCACCTTAGCTGGCTTCCCGTCATCGCCGAAAACGTAATCGCCAACCTTAAGTTTTCCCATTGTCGTCCAGCCGGAAGGAGTCGGAATTGGGGTGTCGACCGCCAGAGCTTTGCCGTTTTTCTTCGGAATTTCGAGATATGCATAGCTGTACTGCCGATAGCCTCTTTCATTCAGCGTGCCATATACATTGCGGATAACATCTTTTTCCCAATCCTGCAAAACAAAAGGACGACCATAAAAATCGTCCGTTAAATGCAGAAGCTGAATGAACTCTACTGGCTCATTGGCTCTCTTTTCATTATACATTAACCTCCACCTGCGCCACCTGCTCTATGCTCCATGAAGGCCGCCATGCCTGATTTTTTCTTTTCCTCTGGCTTCTTCGGAATTGACCGGAGCGCCGACTGCACCGTCATGGCATTTTCTTTGTCAATATCAAGCAGCATCTTTCGCTTTGCCATGAGTCGCTTGTCGCAGTTGATAATGTTATCAGACAACTTTGCCAGCAAGCGGTAATATTCCGCTGCGGAGATTCCCCCATCTTCCGGATCGCCTGTTTGGCCAGCTTTATAATCTCGTTGCAATTCTTCTTTTGAGTGGATGAATTGATTTCTGATGTCTTGAATCTGCTCGCATTCTTCCACAAGCAGGCAATGCGTGTTTATGGTTTGCTCATATAGCGCATCGTCTTTGCCGATAGAAGCCAACAACGCCTTGACTCGCTTAAATTCTTTGGCTGCTATTTTATGGTCGCTACTTTTAAACTGCATTTTCATCGGTTGACCTGTCAGCATTGCTGCTTCAGCCGCTCGCCTTATGGCTAATTCATCTTTTGTTCGGTGCCCTTCGACAAGGGCAACCGGTTTTGATGGTCGTGCCATGTTTCAGGACACCTCCATTTTCAAAAATTTTGATTTTGGGAAAAAATTTCGCGCGGAGGGGCGCGACGGTCCGAAAAATAAGAGCCACAGAGATTTTTATACCCCCTGGGGGTTACTCACCGCGTATTGTCCTTTTGCTATGGCACTGATGACATAGCGCCATTAGATTACTCTCCGCATACTTAAGCTTTGGATTATCACGCAGCTTATGTATATGGTGAACCTCTGTTGCCGGCGTCATGCGATGCTCAGCTAAGCAATCAATACACAGTGGATGCCCCCGCAAATATCGCTCTCGGAACTTTTCCCATTGCCAATCATATCCGCGCTTTCTTGCGCTGCCGCGCCGCTCTCTTGCTAATGATTGATGCTCGTCACAATAGCCATTGGTATTGCTTGTTGTGTTCGGACACATAAAAGCACGACAGGGGCGTTCTAATCTCTTGGGCATCTTATATTTTCATCTCTTCTTTGCTTCGAACCACGTTCTTGTTTTGATTTATAAATGCAAAACGGCAGCATGCAGAAATCAACTCCGCACTGCCGCCAATTGTTATAATCGCATGTTCTGCATTTGTTTTCCATGATCACCACCTCACTATGGGTATAAAAAAAGCGCCCAATACTGGACGCCATCAAAGAAATATTTAAAATTTTTCAAAAAATTTTTTATAAAAGTATTGACTACCACGTATTTACGTGGTATAATATACTCAGAAAGGAGGTTGAAAAGTGGTTGAGTTGCTTACAAGTTTAGCCAACCTGATAAGCTCACTGTTAGCGCTAATAACAGCAATAATAGCTTACAGGTCGGCTAAGCGAACACGAAAGAGGCGGAAATAACAATCCGCCTCCCCCAGTCTGGGGGTTATTAATTATTATATCTCAACCACGTAATATATGCAATATATATCATTAGCTATCAGCTTAATCGCATTGGTAATATCAATTATGGCTCTTTTTACAATTTTAAAAAAGAGGTAATCACATGAATCTTAAAATAGTACGAAAATCTAAAGGTTTAAGTGGTGCAAAGCTCGCAGAATTGTCAGGCGTTCCGCTGCGAACAATCGAGGACATTGAACGCCGCGACGACTGTCGGGTTTCAACCGCGATCAAACTTGCTGATGCTCTCGGAGTAACCCTCGATGAATTATGCCGACCCCTGAAAGCCCCGTCTGAATAGGCGGGGTTCTTTTTTTAAATAGCCCCGCCGATCAATATATGTACCGGCAGGGCCTATAAATAAAGGAGTCCAAATTTTTATCCCGTATCTTTACACATACACTATATCATGTGTCAAGTAGGACATTCAAGGACATTTTTCACAACATATTGTAGTGTTCGTAATGCTCGCCCGTGTAAACGAATAACATGACGATATGTATAATGCATCTTTACAGCGATTTCTTCCCACCGCTCACCATTGATATAACGACGTTCAAGCACGGTTCTCTGTGCTTTATTGGGGACAGTTGCAATTACATTTTCAACTTGTTTCTTAATTTCTCCCAGCCTATCAATTTCAGCATCGACTTCATTTTCCAAATCAACAATTTTTGCAATAATTTTTTCGGTTTTATTCTCATTGCTACTTTGAACCTTATCTGGCTGTAATGTTTGCGTTGTCTTGATTGCCAATGCTCGCAATTTACTAATCTGTTCAAGTTTCGCGTTAATCGCCCTATCCGCGTCAAGGTATTGTCTTAAATATTCTTTAGCTGTCACTCTTATACCTCCCTTTCAATCGCTTTTTCAGCCCCAGCCATCGCATTTAATCGTAATACCTATATGCTGTATTTCCCACGGTGCAATATAAAATGGGTCATCTACATATACAATATCGCCAACCTTACACGGCAGCTCTATAACCTCTCCTGCTTTTACCGCGTCCATAAGTTCCGGCAATAAACTTAACACCTCAGCGGGATTTCGCTGGTATGCATCAGATATCCTCTGTAAAATACAAGACATATCAATCACTATCCTTTTTTGCTTTCAATTTTTCTCACCCCATTCAATCATTTTTTTAACGTCCTTCATCATTAGTTCCAGAAGTTTTATATAATCTTCTGGTGAAAGCGTTTTTTTCAGCATTTCGTGAATTTCCTTTACGTCCATACTGCACATCCTTTCAGAAAATATTCCTGTGCTTATAATGGTTCATTTGTTAATATCGTTTTTTTTGGGGGTGCTGGTATGGGCATCCAGTGGGTAATTTTTACGTAATTTTCGCCAACTTCGCCCCCGGTAAACCATCCCTCATGATATAATTGCCTTTCGCCGTTTTGGTAAACGCCAAATCCTACTCTTCCTCTGGCGTCAAGACACAACACGACTTTGGAAATTCCATATTTCTCTATGCATTCTGGTAATCTGTCATTTACACTTATCCATTTCGTTTCCTGATTCTGCAT